TGTATGAATCGCCGCTGTCTTGGTTGCGGCTACCTGATTACTTGCGGTTCCCGCTGTAAGGCGTGTCAGAACGGCTACAGGTCCGGTAGCAGCCGCTTTACTCTCGCAAGAGCCGCTTTGCGGCGTGACTCTTACGCATGTAGAGACTGTGGACGTTCAGGCTTGCCGCTAGAGGCGCACCATACCGTCCCACTCTCCGAAGGCGGGGCAGACACGCTAGACAACATGATTACCCTCTGCCGGCTTTGCCATGACAGACGCCACGGAAAGAGGCTGAGGAATGCCGCAACCGCGTAAGCCGTCTGACCGCAGACAGAACCGGGTGACGAAGGACGTAGGAACAGGGGGAGGCCAAACCGCTGGCGTGGCCTTAGAGCCTGTATCGGGAAGTGGCGTCCCGTCTCCCCCTGTTCCCGTCAAAGCCAAGACGCGGAAGTATTGGGTAGCGTTTTGGAATAGTCCCGTTGCACAAGTCATAGACCCAAACGCAGACGCGCACTTGTTAGTGCGCTGGCTTACCTACTTGCAAATGTGGGACGAAGCAGCGGCGGTTATCCGTGAGGACGGGCAAGACGCCGAAGGCTCACAGGGTCAGCGCGTCTTGCATCCGGCTATCAAGACAATGCAATGGTTAGATAGCGCGATCTTCGCTATCGAGAAAGAGCTAGGGCTAACGCCGAAGGCACGCGCCACGCTTGGGCTTGCCGTCAACCAATACAAGAAGAGCGCGGCTGACCTGATAGACGATATACGGTCTTTGCCGCCGGTCACGATAGAGGATTAGCGGGGAAGAGGGTTACATGCCTAGCGGCGTCTCATCATGCTTTGCATAGGGCGGGTGATGCCTCTTTCCCGCTACTCCCCACTCACTTTGGTTATTCCCCGGTCAATGCCCCGCTGAAGCGCGACTAAGCGGATAAGCCGTTCCCCTCCCGCACATGAAGTCTGTCCCTAACGTTGGGGGTTGGCGGATAGCGGTGACGACGCCGGGGTTTTGAATGACAGCAGACAGAGGCGCAAGATTCGACGCAGCCTGACAAGGGAAGATTAGCGGGTGTAAGTCCCGCCTGTCTGCATTCCCCACGGAGGACACATGCAAAACCTGATTATGTCCTCCGGCGGGGACAGTCGGAATGCGCGAAGCATTCCGAAGCACACGGACACGCTTAGTACCGTCAAGCCTGTGGCACACGAAGTCTCCCCGGTTCCCGCATATAAAGCAAAGCGGTCTATTTCCCTCTGCGATCTTCAGCCGGGGGAAGCGGCGCAATACAAGGAACGGCAAACCGCCGAAGTCGTGACCGTGGCACGCTTTGCCGACAGGCAAATGTGGGAAGACCCGGCCTCTACCGCCGCGTTCAATAGCGTGACAAAGGTTACTGAGAAGACGAAGATTCGGGTAACGGCTGAAGATTGCGAAGTCAAGCCGAAGTATGGAACCGCGTTCCTCTTCCCGGCTCTCGTTCTCGGCATGGCTTATGAGCGGTACACAGAGCCGGAGGCGGCATGAACCGATTGACGCGCTACATCGCGGCTGTGTCCCTCTGCCTGCTCATGCTTCAGGCGGGGACCGCGATTGTTCCCGGCTACGCGGCGACGCATAGCGCAACGCCGCCTATCGTCCTCTGTCTGCCTCTGCCATATCGGGGTACACATGGCAGGACGCATTAGCACGGGGAACCGCGTAATCCAGTTCATAGAAACACACTGCGTCTTTACTACGGGACGCTGGCGCGGTCAGCCCTTCGTCCTCTTGCCTTGGCAGAAAGCCCTACTGACGGCCCTGTTTGAAGTCTTCCCCGATACCTTGCTACGGCGGTTTTTGTGGGCGTTGATAGGGACGCCGAAGAAGAACGGGAAGACGGAACTGGTAGCGGCTCTGGCTCTGTACTTCCTCTTGGGAGACGGGGAGCTAGACCCGCAAATAGCGGTGGCGGCGGGGTCAGAGGAACAGGCAAACATTCTATTCAAAGCGGCACGGAGCATGGCTGAGTTATCGCCTACGCTCTCGCAACTGACGGACAGATACGACAAAGAGATATACAGCAAGCTGCCAGCCGGGGGCCGCATGGTCCGTGTGGCAGCCGCCGTAGGCACGAATGACGGCCCTTCATGGTCCGTCGTTATTTGCGATGAGCTTCACGAATGGCTAGGGCCGAAGGGCCGGGGCGTGTGGAACACGCTAACCAATGGCACGATTGCGCGTAAGCAGCCGATGGTTATTCAGATCACAACCGCCGGTGTAGAGCGCGAAAGCCTCTGCTATGAGCAATACGAATACGGTCAGAAGGTTCGGGACGGGGAGATTGAAGACCTGCGCTTCTTCTTTCAGTGGTTCGGCGTTCCCGATGAAGCCGACTGGCGCGACCCGGAAGTATGGAAGGCCGCAAACCCTAGCTACGGCGTAGCCGTCAATGAGGCGGCTATCCGCGATCAGATGAACCGCAAACCAGAGGGCGTCTTTCGTCGCTACTTCCTGAACCAGTGGACAGAGGCGGAAGTCCTCTGGCTTCCCGCCGGAGCGTGGGAAGGGCTGACGGTTCCCGGCCTTGTACTGACCGGCAAGGACAGTGATACAGGCGGGGAACCGACTTGGGTAGCGATTGACGCGGCTACGCGCTATGACTCTTGCGCGATTGTGGCGGGTCAGTGGCACGACGGGAAACTAGCCGTCACATCACGCATATGGGAGCGGCCTTTTGACAAGGCTACAGGCCGTCCTTCTGAGTCGTGGCGATTGCCGATGGCTGAACTAGAGGAACACGTTAGAGACTTGTTCACAGCCTATAACGTCCAAGCAATCGCCTATGACCCGGCGTATATCACATGGGTAGCACAGCACTTGGCAGGCGATGGCCTGCCAATGGAAGAGTTTCCCCAATCGGCTACACGCATGGCCCCGGCCTCACAAGCCCTCTATGAACTAATCGTTCAGCAGCGGCTAGAGCATCCCGGCGATAGCATCTTTACTCGCCATATCAAGGCAGCGGCGGCTGAAGCTACCGGCTCCGGCAACGGGGCATGGCGGCTTATCAAGGGGAAGGCACGCCGGAAGATGGACGCGGCAATAGCCCTAGCGATGGTTGCCGCTCTCGCTACCAAGTGGGAAGAGGCGAATACAGAGCCGAACCTTTGGACGTTCACAGACGAAGAGATACAAGCGGCTATGGAGGCGGCATGACAGAAGTGCAAAAGGGCGCGGCGGAAGGATTAGGCTTCTCCCTTATCGCCATTGGCGCGGCCTTCTGGCTTGGCGCACCGTGGCTACTCCTTATCATCATGGGCGTTTTCTTTGTTGTAATCGGTAATACGGGGAAGGGACACGATGCCATTTCTCCGTAACCTATTAGAACAGCGTAGCAATCCGTTTGAGAATCCTTCGCGTCCCCTTACCGATAGTTCCCTTGCGGAGCTTTGGGGGGGCCGTCCAAGCCACAGCGGAATGCGCGTCAACCAAGAGAGCGCACTTCGGGTTATCGCGGTCTATTCCGCCGTGACGCTCATTGCGGGAACGGCGGCAAGCCTTCCCGTCAAGGTCTACGCTTACGCCACTATCGGCGGCAAGCGAACAGAGATGAGGACGCCGGGGACTAAGCTACTTTGGGGCCGTCCTAACCCGTCTATGTCCCGCCAAGTCTACAACGAAACGATCTTCGGTCACATGCTGCTGTGGGGCAATGCCTACATTATGAAAGTGCGAGAGGGAAGCACGGCGGTAGCGCAACTGTGGCCCATTAGACCCGATAGAGTGACCGTCAAGGATAGTGACAAGGATGGTAACAAGTCCTTTGTTATTCAGGGAGACAGCCGAACCTACACGCAGCGTGAGATTATTCACATTCCCTTCTTCTCGCTTGACGGCGTTCACGGCCTATCGCCTATTGGCCTTGCCCGTGAGGGTATCGGCCTCTCAATGGCGGCTGAAGAGTTCGGGGCGCGGTTCTTCGGGCAGGGGAGCCAGCTATCAGGCGTCATTACGACGCCAAGCGCGCTGACTAAAGAGCAATCGCTAAAGCTTGCCGTGGAATGGGAGCGGAAACACGCGGGGCTAGGCAACAGCCACCGTCCCGCAATCCTCGATAACGGGGCATCGTGGCAGACGGTAGGGATTCCTCCCGATGATGCACAGTTCCTACAGACGCGACAGTTTCAGGTGCAGGAAATAGCGCGGCTCTTCCGCGTCCCGCCGCACTTGATAGCCGAAGTCTCTGGTTCTACGTCGTGGGGTACGGGCATCGCTGAACAGAACGCGGGCTTTCATCGCTATACGCTCATGCCGCTACTGACGCGAGTAGAGCAAGAGATGAGCGATGATGCAGACTTGCTTTTCAATAATCAGCAGATGACTTTTGACGCCTCCGGCTTGCTTCGCGCCAACATGCGAGAGCGGTATCAGTCCTACCTTATGGCACGGACAGGAGGTTGGGAATCCCCCAACGATATTCGCGCACTAGAGGACGAAGACCCGTTTGACGGAGGCGATAGCTATGACCCACCAGCCAAGATCACGGCCAAAGAGGAAACGTCTGGCGAAGGGCTAGACGGGACAGGCGGCACAGACACGACGGGAAAGGGGGTGACGGATGGCAGCACAACGTAACACGCCGCAGGGAATCGAGAGACGGGTATTCAATACCCATATTGAAGTCAGGAGCGCGTCTGAGGACGGCTCTATTCCGATGGTTGGACACGCGGCACTCTTCGATACCAGAGCGGAGATTGTACCGGGCTTCTTTGAAGTGATTGCACGCGGCGCGTTCACAACGGCCATTGGCCGTGATGATGTGCGAATGCTTATCAATCACGACTCTAACCTTATCCTAGCGCGCACTTCCGCCGGAACGCTCCGGCTGTCTGAGGACGAAACGGGGCTTGCGACTGATGCAGACATGGCCCCGACTTCCTACGGTAAAGACTTGGCAATCAGCATGGAACGCGGGGACATTTCTCAAATGTCCTTTGCCTTCCAAGCCGAAGTAGAGGACTGGCAAGATTTGCCGGATGGAAGCTGGCTAAGAACCGTGAGGCAGGCGAAGCTTTACGACGTTTCCCCGGTCACGTATCCGGCCTATGACGGCACAGACGCGGCACTACGCAGCGCGGCCATGTTCAATGAGCGCGTCCAAGAGATGCGCGATGCACAACGGGTCCACTCGCTTGACGTGAGACAGCGGCGATTACGCCTCCGTAGCAAGTAAAGCGTAACCATCTATTATTGTTGGCTCATGTTAGGGAGTAAAGGCTAGAATGGCAATTGAACTGCGTCCTTTTGTTGAGAAGCGTAACACGCTGCATACCGATATGCAGGCAATCCTCGACGCGGCCTCCGGTGAGAGCCGCAACCTGACGGAGGAAGAGTCCACGCGCTATGACGCGCTGGAAAAGGACTTTGACGCGGCTTCGGCTGACCTGACGCGCTTTCAGGGCGCGAATGAGCGAGAGCGCATCCTTCGGGCCGTTGAAGTTCCCGAAGTGGCGCGTGTGACCGGAGCGGAAGGCCGAAATCTGGCCCGCAACGCCACGCCGGAGTACCGCGAAGCGTTCCGTACTTGGATGCACACGGGAGAGACGCGCACCCCCGGCGCGGCCCTCGAATCCCGCGCTATGGGTATTGGCACGGGCAGCGGCGGCGGCTTCTTGGTCCCTTCGGGCTTCTACAATACGATTGTGGAAACGATGAAGACCTTCGGAACCTTCCTGAATACGGCCACGGTGGTTAGTACCGCCTCCGGTCAGCCATTGCCGATTCCGACGATGGACGATACCGGCAACGAAGGCGCAATCGTGGCTGAGAATGCCTCGATTGGCGCACAGGACGCCGCGCTTGGCTCACACACGCTTGGCGCGTATAAGTTTACGTCCAAGATGATAAACGTCAGCTATGAACTTTTGCAAGACGCCTCTGCGGGCATCACGCTGCCCGGTACTCCGAGCAACGGCGCGGGACAGGCTGACCCGAATGCAGACGGCATTGAGGCGATTGTCCGTAACCTTGCCGGGGAGCGCATTGGGCGCGTCATGGACCACAAGTTTGCGACGGGCAGCGGCACAAGTGAGCCTACCGGCCTTATGACTTCCGTTGCGACGGGGAAGACCGGCCTTGCGGGTCAGACGACTTCAATCATCTATGATGATTTGATTGACTTGATTCACAGCGTTGACAAGGCGTATCGCGGTTCTGCCCGCTTCGTTGCTAATGACCTGACGATTGCGGCTATCCGCAAGCTGAAGGACACGCAGGGGCACCCCTTGTGGCAGCCTTCGATTCAGGTTGGTGTTCCTGATTCGCTCTTGGGCTATCCGGTGGACACGAACAACTTCATTGCCGCGATGGGCGTTAGCGCGAAAAGCCTTGTCTTCGGGGACATTCGCCGGTACTACATTCGCATGGTTGAGGAAGTTATCGCTATGCGTCTGGTTGAACGGTATGCCGATCTTGGACAGGTGGCGTTCTTCGTCCTCATGCGGGCCGATGGCTTCCTGATGGACACCAGCGCGGTAAAGGTCTACGTCAACAGCGCGACCTAAGCCGTAACCGGCTGAGACGAAACAGAAGGGGGCGGAACTTCGGTCCCGTC